CGCCACCCCCACCTCCCGCGCCCCAGAGCTCAATGAATACCTTAGACACACCCGCAGGAACTGGAAAGCTATAACTGCCGGCACCCGAGTAGACTTGGAAATTCTGGCTGAACCCTGTGTTCTGAGGGAACGTGTTCATGCAGATGAAACGGCCATTGTCATACATGACCATGATGTCTAAGGCGGGATAAAGCTCACCCCCGTTGAGCGGCTGGCCATTGAACAGCACAAGGGGAACCGCCGCGATGGCATTGACGACCACGTCCACACCTGCGGGATTGATGGCAGCGACGCGGATGAAATAGGCTTCGCCGTTGGAGTGAGCGCCGACCGGAGGCGCCGGGTTGATGATGATATGACCTGCCGTGCCCACATCGACTTCGAACAATACGTTGCCGGGCTGCGGTGTGCCGGCACCGACCGCTTGCCGCAAGGCCGCGACGAACTCGTTCTCGAACACCGGGATGTTGCCGTCGTCGACGATCTGGGATGGCTGATAGTCGTTGGTGAACTGACCGATCATGGCCGCCACGATTGATGATTGCCGCCATGCGCTGTTGGCCTGGATCGACAGCGCCGTGCCCGCCGTGAAGCCTGACAGTCGAGCCGCCAATGCCTCCCATTCGGCGTTGGTCAAGACATTGGCTCCGCCGGCTGTTGCGAAGGTGTAGTAGGGGTTCGTCATCTGTCAACTCCTATATGGGCTCGGATATTCCTGCCGGAGGAACTCCCCATGCGCCCTGGTCCCAACCTGCGATGTATTCATTATCGACATCAAATCCGAACAAAGGAGCATTGTTGACCGATGTCACCTGATGATACAACCTCACTCCCTCCGGTTTGATAGGCACGAACTCGGTCGTCAACAATTCCTGAACGAGCACATTGGGGATCTCCCCCGACACACCGACCACCATCGACATGTCCTGCCGATCCTCGATGTAGACGTGAGTGGCCGGAGACTCGGGAGCACCTGGTCCATTCAAGAAGACGTTGTAGACATTGTCGATGGATGCCATCGTGCCGTCGCTGTTGTTGGCGGCGATCTTGGCATACAGCAACCGGCGATATGTCTCGTCGTCCAGGGAGTCGATATGATTGGGCGGAGAATAAGGACCTTGCCATACCCCATGGTCCCATCCGAGGTTCAACTCGGGATGATCCCATGTGAAGTATGCCGAGATGGGAGTCCGAACTCTGCGATCACGGCCGATCCATTGCCCGGTCGCATCGAGTTGCACGCCGATGGCTGTGTCCACATCGAAGCACTGGGGGATATTGTATGCGACGAACTCCTCCAACTTGGAGACGAGGTCGACCAGCAGCGTCACCGTCGCTGTGAAATTCGGTTGACCCCGGAAGAACGGGGTGATCAGGTCAAGGTATTGATCGGTGGTGCGCATTATCTTCGACGTCTCGATGCGGTCGGCGATGCGACCACCGCGGTCGGCGATGCGACCACCGTGAAGGTGATGTTGGCGGGATCACATGTCGGAGCGTGATCCCATGCCATGATGATATCGACTTGCTGAAGAATCTGACCGAGAATTCCCATCGTAAGATGAGTGATCTCGAAAGTGGCAGCCTGAGGCATCACCCCATACAACTGGGCGGGCACCAGCGATGCGATCCACTCGACGATGGCACCGATGCCCAGCGAGTTGACCCACGCGGCTATCGTGTTGGCGATCTGAGCCTGGATATCCGTGGTGAAACCGGAGAACGATGTCAAGGTGATGGCGAATGCAATCGAGGTCTCCACCGGCCGCGAGAAGCGTATCGTCTCTGGGATGCCGTATGGGCTTGTCCACACCACGGCCGTCGTGCCGTTGGTGTAGGCCCCCGGCGTCTTCTTGATGCCGATGGTGTCAACGATGTCTCCGTCATTGCCGCCGTCGATCACGCACGAGATCGAGTGAGGAGGAAATGATGTCGAGACATTGTTGTAGTATCGAAGAGTGTCGGTGTCGTTCTCGTAGCACCGCACCCGTTGAACACCGAGGATCGCCAGCAATTCTCCCTGAATACCATCGAGAATAGTCTGCGACGGGAGCATCGTGGACTGAGTCTGACGAGCGCGGAGCGCCGCATCCGACTCCACAGGGGCGCCGACGGTGGCTGATGCCGGATTGGTCACCGTCTGCCATCCCAGCACAGGAGTGCCGATGGCCGTGATCGTATCTGGATCGGCCCTCACGGCTCCGGGGGTGGCGCAGGTCGCGGTCACGGTGTTGTCGCCGGTGGGGCCGATGACCGTAGGTGTGGGGAGCGTCCATTGGTTGCTATTCAGATCGATGGCGTATCCGTTCTCGATGATCGTTCCCGCCACACCCACGATATACAGATCGACGGTGCTGTTGCTCGACACTTGTCGAGAAATACCGTTGATCTTGACGACCGATGACAGACCCACACCCTGGGCAGTTGACGGAGAATATGCGTTGTATGCCGCGCCGATGGCCGAGTTCAAATCGTCCACGGCCGTCGCGAAGATCCCTATGAGCTGACCGTCCTGACTGTCATTCTCGAGGTATGTGTCGGACCCGTAGATGCCTTGATACCCGAGCATGAAGTATTGCAACACCTGAGTGAAGTCAGGAAGATGCAATCCTGTGGCATCGATGGTCGGGACCGGTGATGTGGGGGGTATTGCCATTAGATTGGTTGCCTCAGTTGAACGTTGACGTATCCTTGACCATAGACAGTGTCGACGGTCATCTGCACATCGAACTCGCGGGTGTTCGGGTTGAATTGGCTGGAGTAGGCGACGATGCCCGTGAGGTTGGCGGTTCCGAGAACCCGGTTCTGGATGGCCGCATCACGGACGGATCCTGTGTATTTCCCCAGAACCTGGGTGCGCCATGGGGTGCCGTCCGACAGGTTCAGAAACCAATCGCCCAGATAAAGCTGGAGTCTGGTCCACGCCGCTTGGGCCACGGCATCCGGCACGTCGCGCCAGAAATCGGCCTGCTGATGGCCGAAGACCATGTCGCCGCCCGGTGTGAGCTTACGATATCGCATGGAGCAGTCTCAGGAGAATGTCGAGAGCCAGCAGGGCCGCGATGATGTTGGTCTGCACCGGCGCAAGACCCCACTTCCACAGCATGGAGCCGGGTATCGGAGCGCTGGTCGTGTCGCCGCCCTTCACCACCTCGTTGTGAATATGCGACGAGAGGTGAACATCGCCCGTCTTGGTTGAGATCACTTCAGTGGCTCTGAGGGTGCCGGTGATGGTGACGTCTCCGGTGTAGTTGTGCTGCGGCACGTCGGTGGTCCAGGTCTTCTCCGAGTGAACGTTGATCTCACCGGTCGGCAGCATCTCGATGAAGGCATGCGGCTTCAGGGTCGCCTTGCCGTCAGCGCCCCGCGTCGTGGTGCCCCCTGTGGTGCGCAGCTGCACCGTGGAGGTGGACACGTTCTGGATCTTCCGCGGATTGCTCCACAGTCCTGGGATGGCGATGGCGTCGGATATGCTGTGCATCCGAGAGTCGATCTGAGGCTGCGACCCCCCGGAGTTCCACCAGGTGTCGATGGGCCGCGCCGCGTGGTTCAACAAGACCTCATCACCCTTGGCGATGGGGATGGTGAGAACCACACCGCCTCCGCCTATGTGACAGATGGGGATGTCCTCAAGAACCGGCATGTCGAGATCCTTGACGGTCTCGTCGGGCATCGTCTGCTTATACTTGATGGCCGGCTGAACCTTGACCGTGTATCCGTCGCTGTTGTCGGTGATGAGGCCGACGTGATTTGTCCACACGTGCCGCATGACATATTCGAGGACATACCGGAACGGCTCCTCACCCAGTTCATATCTTTCTCTGACATCCATGATCAATTATACCAGTAAAGGTGACTCAGGGTTCCCAAATTGTTGTATGCTGGAGGCAGAGATGGGTTGCCGTCCGTGGCGCAGTACAAGGATCCAGGGATGTTGAGATATTGGTATTGCCCCAGCAGATCGCATCCTGTCACCAGCGGGATGCCGCATATGAGCTGAACTCCTTGGTTGTCGTAGATGTCCAGTATCCATCCACCCATCGGCGTATAGCAGAACCGGAGGCGAAAGATGTATGATATCCCCCCGAGCTCGATGTTGAACCTCTGCGGAAGACTGATCAGCGGGATCTCGTAGCTGCGGGCCATCAGAACTCTCCCCCGGTCGTGAACGCCGGGTTCTCCGCAGTTCCGCCAGCGCCGAGCGGAATGCCGGACGGCTGCTCCGGCCCCAATGGAGGATACGACTGAGGAACTGGTGCGGACGACGAGACCCCGTCCCATGGAGCTTCGGCCGCGAACCCCGGCACATACCCAGGCGGAGGCGTTGGCTCTATCGCGGCAGGTGGAACGGTGCCCGCCGCACCGGGCTCAAAGTTTACAGGATCAGTCCCGGCCCCACCAACTCCTTGGCCGATCAGAGATGACGAGGGAGCAGATGCTGGAGGATCGTAGACGGTGCCGCCACCGTTGTGACTGATGAAGGTCGGGGTTCCCTTGTCACCGCCATCATCGGTCGGAGTCGATTGGCTCGGAGATCCTTGGTCCCCCGGGTTCGGGGATTGGTTCTGGCTCGACGTGGCCTGCTGGGTGTAGGTGATGATGATCTCGCGGAGGTTCACCACCATCATCAAGGCGTATTCGCTCGTTGCATCGGTCGTCACCTGCATCGATTGGATCAGCATATTCTGATACAGCCGCTTCCCGGTGCTGACGTTGAATGGCTCTCTCCTTGCCTGCAATGCAACGAACTTGGCATAGACCTGCTTGACGAAACCCGCGGCCTGATGCGTCGAGTCTGAGAAACCGATCCTCATCATCACTTCCGACGGGATGTGGAATGCATGGTCGCTGATCGGGGCTCCTGTCTCCACCGGGTGATCGGTGATGCGCAATTGATCGTTGTGAGCTTCCTCGATGGCGACATCGGGGATGATGGTATCGATGTATCGGGCGCCAGTGGAGATCAGTGCATAAGGAGCCGACGAGTCTCCGATGACGGGACCATACGATGACTGATCCACACCCCCGCTCGGATTAGATGGGTTGGCGCTCACGCTCCCCACGGGTGGGCTGGACGGGCCGCCGCCGTTGGCGAATGGCGTGATCGCCAAGCTTCTCGCCATCGATCCCAAACGTCCTTGGACGGGGACCAACGCACCTGAGGAGACCGGGTTGATCATCAGTGAGGTCCATACGGATTACCCGGAGGTCCACCCGGATAAGACCCAGGAGGAACCGGAGGTGACGTGCTCGCCGGTCCTTCGGCGTTGGCCGGATCGCGAGTCTTGTCGCCGACGCGGACGTAGGTGTCATTACCGTTTATGAGACCGACACAAGTCATGTCGATATACCAAGGAATGCCACGGGTGTCCCCCTCTATGTCGTAATAGACGATTTTATATATGCCGTCGGCGGTCGCCAGTGAACTCGTTCGAGCTTGCCAATCCGGGAGTGAGATCAATGAACCCCCTCCGGCACCCCATACCGGTGACGCCCGGTTGATCGAGTTCTGGTCAACCTTCAATCTGGTGTTGAAGTTGATCTGAGGATTGATCAACGCTCGGATCTTGATGCCCTCGGGAGTCTCGACCGGCATCCCAATCAATCCTGTGGAGCTGTTCAACGTCACTTCGCCCGACGCCGCACTGCGGTCCTTATGCACTATATGAAGCTTAGCATCTTGGACATACGTCATGGCGTCTTTGCTCAGGGCCAACGTTCGTAGCGCCTGCACGGTCATTCCGATCAGCGTCACAGCCCTGGGATACTTCGGCTGCGTCAGGTCGACGTATCCGACTATCCCCTTCTTGACCCCGAACTTGCCGAACTGGTTGAGGATCTCGTTATAATGATCCTGTGGCGTGCTCCCGGCCTTAAACGTCTTATTGACCACCGACATGTTGAAGGCCGCATCGGACTCTCCGGCGAATATATCGACGTAGGTGTCGGTAGGACTCTCACGGCCGATGTTCACCCATGCGAGGTTTCCACGGAAGATAGTCCCCACGTTGTCTTCGTATCCGGCGTCGAGCTGAACATATCCGATCTCATGCAACGCCTGGATCGCCCTCGCGGTGGATGGCCTCAAATTATAGATGCGAGCCTCCAAAGTCTTCGGCTGGGGCAAGATGGCATGCTTAATCCTGAAATAGATGCGCATCTCGGATACGTCGAACCCGCTGGACTGCCCAGCGATGATCAACCTGCACACGCGTTTCCAGTTCCGAGACATTATGCAAACTTGGTGCGGAAGTCGCGCACCATCTTCTTGTGGGTGTTGTCTATGGCCGATGCGATTTGATTGCCGGCTTCGCGGGGATCGTCGAACCCAGTGACGTTGATGGTGACCGGCGCGCTGATGCTCTGGTCTCGCTGGTCGGGGGTAACGTGATGACCGCCGATGGCTCCAGCTCCAAACAACTTGTGCAGGTCACCGATGGGGGGGTTCTTATAGTGGGTAACCCCCCCGTCACCACCAACATCCCCTGATGGATGATATCCGCTTTCGCCCCAACGCGGATCTCCTTTCATCCTGCCTTTATACCCGAACCAGGTCCGATGATAATTTGCATAAGGGTGCTCGTGTATCCACCTGGCTACATAAGCCGCTTGATCAGGGATGGTGCGTGGATCTCTATAATCTCTCCCGGTAGCCCTCTGAAACTGCGTCCCCATGCGTCCCCCACCGACCATTTGCCAAGGACCAAAAGCTCCCCCGGCTGGATCTCTCGGGTTCCAATCGTACTTGGCACCATGAGCACTCTCCCCGGCGCGAATGCCCTGCATGACCTCGAAGATGCGCTGGGCTTCCGCGTTGTCACCCCCCGCAGCTTCGATAGCTTTTTGCTTGATGAGGGCCGTCAACGCTCCATGACGCTCACCCGCCGCTTTCCAATCCTCAGGAGTCATTGGGCCTCCACCCCTGGAATCTCCGCCACCACCACGACCACGTGAACCCGTCGATGGTTCCGTCATATGTCGCCTGCGGTAGGTAGCACCGCCAGACTCTGGCAACTCCTGTGGACCGCCTTCATCGCCCTTGAGCCCCATCAGGTCTCCAACCGAAGCTATCTTGGTCATCTGCTCAGTCAATTTCTCGGTGATGGCGGTATTCTTCTTGGTGGCGTCGATGCTTTGCTCGTCAGTCCTCTTCTGATCCTCGGGAGACGGCTCATCGTGCCTAGCGCTTTTGCCCCCAGTCAACCAATCCTCCAACCACCGGGGGAGAAGACTTTCGCGGGGTCTCTTCTCGTACTCGGGAGTGCCCGGAGTATTTTGATCCCAAATTCTCTTCATATTCAAAATAGCATCTGAAACTGCTTTGATAGCCTCTCCGAATTTGGGAAGGGTGTCCGTCACGAAGTGCAAAATGCTATTGAAGATTTCATCGAGCTTCTCGGGATTTTTCTCCAATTCGTCGATGAACTCCTGGACGTATTTAGCCAACTTCTCTCTGATCGTTTCGGCCAAGATCTCGAGCTTCGTATTCAGATCCGCCGCTTCCTCTCCGAGCTTCTCGGGATCAAGACCCATCCGTTTCCGAAGAGCCTCGACCTTTTTAGCATCAGTCTCAAAAGTCTTCCAATCACGACGAATGGTGGCGTAGACATCAGTTCCGATGCCATACATCTGAGCTTCTTGCTCGCCGATGCCAAATCCTTCGCCGGACCACTTACGTCCCATGCCGGTGAAGATTTCAGCCCAATTGCTGATATTGCCTTGCTTGTCGTATTTGACATCGACGCCAAATCGCTTGGCAAGGCTCTGGATCAGGGGGGGATATCGTTGGAGCTGATATCCCATATTCTGCATGGCCCCGCCGAACGGCACCCCGAGGATGTTCTCCATCGCCCGCGCGGTGAGCAATGATCCCACACCCACCTGGGTCCGTTGGGCCGCCCAATAAAGACCGGAGAACATGCGGATGGTCTCGAGTCCCTGAGTGGCGGCGAATTTGAGCATTCCTCCAAGAGCCCCAATGCCCAGGGTCAACGCTCCCAACGCGCCCCGACCGGCCATGCTTCCGAGGATACTCCCAGCTTGACCTACACTGCCCGCACCAAGAAGACCCCACAAACCTCCGCCGGCACCGCCACCTCCTCCGCCGCCACCCGCCGCACTCCCACCTGTAACAAGGGCGGTCATCCTCTGCGAGAGGACGTTGAGGGTCTGGCTGAAGTTGTTGATGGTGACGTTGGTGACGTTGATGGTCTGGTTGAAGCGAGACCATCCTTGCTCGTCGATCTTGTATGCGAGCTCTACGAGAAATCGCTTGAGAATTTCGTCAGCCATTTAATTTCTGTTCCCTCTTCTTCTCCATGGCCGCATAAGCCCGAGCTTCATTCTCATGCTTGACCCTGAGGGTATCATTCATAAGATCGACATGGGATATATCGAGTGTCCCGTCGATCAAACTCTCGAACTTGCATAACCCAGCCTCCACAGGCCCCATCATATAATCGAGATCGTCGGGTAATCTTACTGGATCGAAGCCGAGGGATTTCCGAGGGGAGTCTCGGATAACCAGCCGCTCGCGGGAAAAAAAGCCGAGAACGACCCTCCCAGAACCTGGACCACGATCATTAGCATAGTCACCATGTCGATGTCATCCATCTGTGGACGATGCGCCTGATCATTCCACACCTTGGCCCATCCACGACCCTGACCCTCGTCACGGCGCACCAGGTTCATGCAGGTGGCAATGACATAATCGGTCGTCTCCTCAGGGAGATCGGCGATGGCCTTAATGATCGGCATCGTGGCATCGATGGCGTCGGTCCTCGCCCGCTGGATATCCTCGGAGGTGATGGTCGTTTCGCCGTTCAACTTAGAAGGTTGATTCTTGACGAATTTGGCGAGGGGCTCCATGATCGGAGCCAGCTTGCGAATGACGTTGAATTGCGTCATCGCATCCATCTTAGATGCGCGGTAGTTTCTTCCGTTGACCTCGAACTCCATGGTTCAGCTCCTTACAACACCGACGGGTTGCCGTTGCCCAGGAGCATGTCGACGATGATAGCGTCGAACGCCCACTCCATCGTGCCACCATCCTTGGCGTTGATGTTGTCAGGCAACTTACGGAATGCCGCGCGTTGGGCCGTGAACGAGTCTCCCCGGGCCACGTCGCGGACGGAGATGGTGTTCTGGCCATGGTTAGCCGATGAGGTCGTTTGGAAGTTGTAGGCCTGGGCCAAGATGTAATTGAGCGGAGAGGTTTTCAAGGTGCGGATGACGACCGATCCTCCCTTGCCCGCATGCAACGAATGCATGCCCGAACCATCCGCGCCCATGGTCTTGGTGTTCTTGTTCTCGTCCATGGCGATGGTGATGCCCTCCTCAGCAATCCCCTCGTCCATGCCGATCGAGAACGACATCCCCGGGCCAGTGACAGCCCCGAGAATGTCGAGGAATGAATAGACATAAGATGGCATCGTGACCTCCTTATCTGTTCACATTGATGATGACACCCACGAAATGAACGGCGCCCGCCAACTTAATAGCAACCTGGATGGGCACCGACTTACGAGCCTCACGGTCGGCCTGATCCTGCGTGGCCACAGGTGGGGCATACACGTAGAAGCCCTTAGTCAACACATCCCCCGGGCTCAACTGCCCGAAGCCGCCCGCCGTCCACACACCGGGGGCAGCCAATCCATTGACCACAGCCTGCACGCAGGCCGCTTCGATGGTGTTGATGATCCGATGGGTGCCCTCATCTGTCTGCGGTATCTTGGTTGTCGACTGATACAGCAGATTGTAGACGTCGGTCTGCACCCGGTTCTGCAACCAATCGGTGCCATGCACCTCGTCGAAGAAGTAGCCGTTGGCCATCACACCTTCCTGGATGATCGCCGTGGCGTTCTCGTAGTTGACGTAGACATTGCAGTTCTTACTTTTCAGCGTGGTCGCCTGGCTCTCTGTCAAGGTCTCAGGCACGATGCCCGGCTCCTGCTTGAACTTCAAGGTGATCGTGGTGTTGCTCCCTTCGAAGTTCACAGTGAACGCCCGCCCAAACGCGGACGCCACCGCGTAAGGAGACGATTGCGAGTAGAAGGTGAAGGTCCGTTCGAGCTTCAAGGCTTGAAATTGACTGGGCAGATCAGATTGCACTGTGCGGTCGAGCACGTCGGTTTTCTGGTAGGTCCATCCGAAGATGCGACTGGTGTCATAGCCCTCGATCTGCTCGGCGGTGGTAATAACGTCCGAGTCTGGGGGCAAGGTCGTCACCGCAACCATCAAGCCATACCAATCCCTGGTCATGTCGGCGAAGATGGCCACAGCCTGCGGCAGGGTTTCGGGAACCACTCCGTTGACAGGAGGCGGAGCGCCGGATGCCTGGCTGAGGCCAGCCACCGCAGAGATGTCGGTCCCGGTGCCGCCCGTCAAGGTCGGACCGCTCACCGTGCCAGCAGTAGACGCCAGTGTCAGCGCCGATCCACCCGGGCCAGGCGCGGCCGCTTCGAGGTAGATCGTATTGACATCGTCATACCAATACTTGAACTTGACGAGCTGTGGGTCAGTGCTCGACTGGACGAACGTCATGAAGTTCTCGAGGGTCGTGTCCACGTCCGGCCCGATGAGCACCTCGTTGCCGGTCGGGCTGGCGGAGACGAAGGTGATGGTCGTGCCGTTCAAGGTGGTGGTCGATCCATTGGTCGGGTTAGCCGAATGCAGGATATCGCCGATGGCCGTCGGCAGTCTTCCCCAGCTCACCGACGACCCCAAGGTGTCGGTGTCGGGATCAGGGCCGCCCGTCGAGCCGGACAAAACCTCAAAGCGTTCCTGGGTGGCGTTCCATTGCACCGTGCTGCCGGTCAGGCCAATCCCGCCCGGAGGAGCGGCGCGCAGGGCAGTCTGGATAATCGAAGCCACACCGTTGAGGTTGGTGATCGCCGAGAAGTTCATTCCAGACAGGCGCACGGGAACGCCGTCGATTGTGATGTTCATCGCCCCGTTGGCAATCGGCAACCAGTTCTGGATCGATTGCTGCACCGGTGTCAGGATGGCCCCGTTGAGAACACCAGAGGTTGAGTTCTGCGCCCATCGGCCGATGTAGAGAACGGACGGACGTGGGCTCTGCGAGAAGAACAGATCGGCAGCGAGGGACTCCGGCAGGGTCGTGCCGAAATCATCCTCCACCTCCGACAAGGTAGAATATTCCCGATATCGCTCGTTGGTGTCGATGATGGGGGAAGACCCCAGGATCAGCAACGAGCCGAAGTTGCGCAGCGGTGCCGCGAGAGGCTGGATGACGACCTGGACGTTGACAACATCACTGACTGCGAGACCTCTAGCCATTGCTTGCTCCTTCCAATGGTAGTTCCAACTGATCGCTCTGTCTCGGTTCTGGATAGGGCTGCGTCGCCCAATCCTCTGTATCCCCGTTGTCTTTTATGATGGTGCCGTGCGCCGTCAGAAGATTGCGAACCGGATAGTAACGGATAGAGACGTGTCGTATCCAGAAGTCGAAGTCGTATTTCCGCCGCCACGCGATGTTGACGAGCTCGGATGCTTGACGCACCGTGCCCGACGCCACGAAGCCCATGCCGTTCAGGAACATCGACTCGCGGTTCTGGGCGACCGACAACCCGTCGCGCAGCAGATGAGCGTTGCCCCGGCAATGCGGGCCATAGAACGACGCCATGATCTCCAACTCCTCGTGGCGTTGCATCTCGCTGTATCCCAGCTGGTTCTGCGGGGAATACCCGTAATGCACGAACGCGGCGTTGGCGTCGGGAGTCTCCTCGACGATGCCGATGGCGCACCAGTCGACAGTTCGTTCCGGTGCCTTTGGCGGAAGCTCCTGCCACCGAGGCCTCACCATGTTGGACGGCAACCCGACGATCCCCGTGATGAGCTGTTGCAGGAAGTGTTCAATGTCGTAGTCCTCCATGTAAGGAGGACTGTCCAGGGTTGGTTGGATATATCCGAACTGACGACTATCGGGCTGCGTCCATTGATCCCACGGCGGGAGAGGCGGGGATACCGGCGGAATCGTTGGCGGCAGGATGGGTCCGTTGCTCATGACGAGATCACTTGGGCGGGTTCAACTGTCCGAGGACGCAGATCGCTTGAACGAAGCCGCGCCCGAACTGCGACCAGTCGTCCACCTGGATGACGATGTAGTAGACATTGGACTTCACCGGCCATTCGATCTCGTCAGCCGATGTCGCTCCTTTGCCGCCGGTCAATCGGAACTTGGTGTAGATCTGGATCGCTCCCGACAACCGCTCCTCCTCTGGAAACCTCTCGAGCTCCCGTCCTCTCACTGCCGTCACCACCCCGGTCACACCCTGGTAATCGCGAGGATTTGTGATCTGCGTCACACCATCCACGATGTCCTGATCATACCGGAACACGTTGAACTTGGTGTAGAACAACGGGTTGGCGAGAACGCGGTTGACATCGAGTAGAGGCATCACACGCCCTCGATCTTATACGAGATCGACTTCCACAGCTGGCCGGTATCCATCAACGTTTTCTTGCTCCGCTTCCCGTGAGATCGCCGCTTCCGGAGAGTGTCCTTCTTCAACGGCGGAGGAACATTGGACTCCATCACGCGGCGGATCGACGCCACAGCCTTCTTGCCATACCCGTTCAATGCGGATTTAGCCTTGGACTGATTGCCGGTATACAAGGCATCCGCCGCCCGCTTCAACGACTCTCGGCCATCGTCCTTCACAGCCGCCATCCCAGGCCGCATGAACGGGCGCGGGGGAATGTTGGAGCCCGGAGCTCCATTTTCCAGGATGTTGGCCAAGGCAACGTTGCCGATGCGGCCATCCTCGCGGTCATCGTGCTCCTCGGTCACCCCGACAAATATCTTAACCTTGCGGATGGAGTTGACCCACGACGTTACGAGCTTCATGTTGTCGATGGGTGTGGAGACGGTGATGCGGGTCATCAGATTGTCAAGCCTCCCGACCCGGCCATGAGGATCATGGCGAATAGACGATTGCCGTAGGTGGTGAGACCGAACCACCCGGCGTTCTCCTCGATGCCGACCGACGCGTTGTAGGTGACACCGATGGGACCGACGGTCTCCGACGATATGGCCCCTGTGGAGTAACCGGGTATTCCCCCGGCGTCGGCGGTCTGCTTGGCCTGAGCCTCGATCACCATGCAATGGGCGCACCACAGCTCAGCGTATCGGTCGAGCATAATGCCCCATCGCGGCGGTCCTGGGATGCCGCAGAAATTAGGATCCTGCGTGGGGACATTGTTGATCATGTCATATCCCCATTGCAGATAGAATGAAATTAAGCTATCGGAATACACCCCGACATCGAAGAACTCGGGGTAATGGTCGCGAAAGCCTTGGACGGTCGCCGTCACTTCCGTCTCCAAAGCTCATCAGCCTTCCGCTGGATGTCATCCAACGAAAGGCTAGGTGGTCCGACATTGATGGCGCGATAATCCCGCACATCGCCCTTGGGTCCCTGGGTGATGGTAGGTGTGGACGCTCCCGACGGACTCCTCGGAGTCATGCCGGTGATCCCCGGGGTGGCGGGTGACGCACCCGTCCCAGCAGGTGGGGACGGCTTTGGAGCCGGAGAGCCGCCCCCACCCATGTATTGAACAGTCCCCGCCTGGGGAGTGCTGTAGCTCGGAGCAGTCGGTATTGGATCTCCACCACCGCCGAATAAACCGCCGAACAAGTCCTTCTTCGGCACGCCCGCCTTGCGCATGGCGATGGCGATGGCTTGCTTCTGGGGCTTGCCGTGATGCATCTCGGTGCGAATATTCTCCGAGATGGTTTCTTTCGATGAACCCGCTTTGAGAGGCATTATCGAGCTCCTCTCTTCTTGACCTTCCCGGTCTCTTCGTCGATGTTCAAAAGGGAATGAGCCTCCTCCTTGGCCCTTTCCTCTTCCTCCTTCTTCCGCCGTTCGTGCTCCTTATTCTCGGCGACGGCGCGCTCGGCGTTCTGCTTCGCCTGAGCCACGGCGGCATCCGCGTTGACCGGGACGCCACCGCTTAACCCCCGAACCGGATCGACGAGCTGAGCCTGGACCGCCTCGATTGGAAGCTCGATCTTGGTGATCAACGCCTTCCATTCCGGCGTATCCTTCAACGACTCGTCGACCCAGTTTAGTCCCCGCTTTAGCGGGAACACGACCGTCTGCTTACCCACAGTCACCCGGAGGTTGAATGCGTGGGCGAGGTTGACTTGAACAGTAGCCAATTTGACCTCCTTTGTCGATCACAGACCGTCCGCGTATCCGACAGTCTCCGGATACACGAACTCCATCACCCCAAGACGCCCGAAGTAAGTGGTCTTGTGATAGATGGACTCGTATTGAAGAGGAGTGCGCATCAGCAGGGTCATCGGGTAACGGATGCGCTCGCGGTCTTTGGAATAGCAGACCATCCGGTCCACGGTCCCAACGACGCCCGGAGTCCCGCCGACGCCCATGCCGATGAGCCATTTGGCCGGAAGGATCTTCAGCGACCCGCCGTTCTGGTCGGCGAGGTTATTCTCCTCCAAGAAGCGGAGGATGGAGACGTTGCCCGCGTTCGACACCTTCTGCGAGACGGTGTATGAATACTGCGCGGGTGGCAGAAGCAGCCGGTCGGGGATGGCCGCCCATGCGCTGGTCTGCCAAGTAGCGGTGACCAGCGTATTGACGTCGGCCAGGATCTCGTCCGGGGTCTTGGTCGTCCATGCGGTCCCTCCGCCCGTTCCCACAGACACGTTGATCGGCGTGATCTGCGAGGAGTTAAGCATGCCGGGATAGTTCAGCGGGATATCGCCCACATACACCATCTCGTCGATATCCATCTGATGTTTCAGGCGCATGCCCGTGTACTTCTGCTGGTCGATGGGACGACCCAGCTTCATCGCCGACTCGAGCTCGGGGATCGTATACTTGAGCTCGGTGCCCCACAGGAACAGCGGATGCGTGGTCTTGCCGATATCCAGGGAGATGCCGGTGATGGCATTGGTGTCCTTGCCAATCCAGTTCTTGCCGCCAGGATTGATACCTCCAGGAGCGGCATATGTGCTGTTGGTGAAGGACGACACGTCATCGGCGACCGTCACATCCTGACGGAGGTCGATGTCGCGTGACCAGGTGACGGCGACGAGCGGATCGTGGAGCGTTTGGTCGAGACGCTCCAACTCGCCGTTGAGGAATGCACCCGTTCCGTCGAGGGTGCGCCGATCAAACGTGAACATCTTATGTTGTCCTCCTTATCAGATGTTCCATGCGATCTCGCTGTTCCCGCTGGAGTCTGCGGGTCCAACGAAATACGCAGGCGCCGTGATGACGTTGGCCGATGGCCCATCCGAGGTGAAACCACCTTGGATGTGGGGCGCGGCCGACGCAGCGGTCCAGATATACACCTGGCCTCCCTTGACAGGACCGGCTCCGCTGTATGCCACCGCCACGGACATGTATCCGCGCTTCAGGATATCGACGATACCTGAGGTCGGAGGCACGCCCGGAGATCCCACGGCAACCTGGCCGTAGTTGGTCGCCGACGCGGGCTGGATCGGGAATGGCCTCACGATAGCGCCGTAAGGAACATTGAACCCAGTCACATCGGTGGCGACGAGTCCCCTGACTGCCAGGGCCGTCGCATCGATGACCACAGGAAGTCCATACGCAGCCACCGGAGCGTTGGCGTCCATCAGCTGCTGCTCGATGGTGGTGCCCACCGAGTAACGCGTGACCTCGCCGGGAATACCGGCAGGCATTCTGTAGGCGTATGCGACCATAACTTGATCCTCCTTCTTAGAGCGCACGCTTGTTGAGGCGCGGCGTCCAGTAATCGTCGATCCTCTTTTGCAGATCGGCGATGCCCTTGATGGCATTGGCCGGTGCCGCGTGGCGACCTGATCCCATTTGCGATGAGACGGTGTCGCGCTGCTTGATGGCCGCCGCCGCATCGAAGACGATGGACACCCGGTCGCAGCTCATCCTTTTCAGGTCAAGGGCGCGCCCGCCATTGACATCCTCGAGCAACCCCCGGTCATCGTCGTTCTGCAACGCCGCACCGATGACCCGGCGCTTGAACGAGCACACTCTCTCCATCGTCTGGCGAGGATCGAGACGAGCGTCGAAGGTAGGCATGCGGATGCCGGGCACCAGGATCTCGGCCCGGGCCAACATCTCGTCGAACGCATCCTCGAGCTGCACCGAGTCTTTCGCTGTCCGGCGCCCGCCCTTGGCGTCCGACTTGAACAAGGGGTTCTCGAAGCCGAGCTTCCCGAGGGAGTGATTGGACCCTGCATTGGGGCCAGGGAACTCGTCCTTCTTCTTCTTGTCGTCGTCATCGTCGTCGTCATCGCCCTTCTTCTTAAACTGGGGCGGAAGCTCGTCGTCGGTCTCGTCGTCGTCGGGATCCTTCTCATCCCGAGCCTCGAGCTTCGTGATGCGAGAGTCGAGGTTCTTGAAGCTCTCCGTGATCTTGGAGAACCCGTCCTGGACGATGGAGCGGAGACTGCGGTCCTCGGTCTTCTTCTCCTCGTCGTCATCGTCTTTGTCTTTGTCTTCGTCTTTGGTCACAGTACCCTCCGATCCTGATGGGAGATGGACGTGGACATGCTGATCGGGGCCGCCCATGAAGGCACCCTCCCCGTTCTTGGCGGCATCCTCGGCCTCCTTGTTGATCTCGTTGAGCTCATCCTTGCTCTTCGCCATGAAGGCTCGAGCGATGAGGTCGCTGATGAAATTCTTGGCCATGACCATTCCTTTCCTGTCATTGACCCTGACCCGGCCGGTGTCTCCGATGACGCATCGCGGGCCGCACCGGCCTTGATCCACGATGGCAAGATGGTTGCCGATGATGTTCACCTGCCTTCCTCGACCTCTGTCAATGACCACCACGTCGTGATCATATCCACAACTCACCTCTCTCTTGCCACCGTCGTTGATGTCGGCGATGGCCTTCGGATCGTTGATGAACAAGTCGGCCAGCAGCAGATCATCCTCGGGATGAGCGCCGCGCCGCACATTCTGGATGTGACCGACCGCCAATTCCCTGTAGTTGTCGGGAACCACACCGCCCCCGAAGGGATGGTCGTTGGTGACCGGCTTTCCCTCGAACGACGCGATGGTGGAAGGTCTAAACACCTCCTCGGCAGGTCTTTCCATGTCCACGATCCCACCGAAGCCGGCGGGCACCTCGGGGACCTGGTCGTGGGAATACTGTTGAATGCCGGTGCGCCCGATGGGCACATCCTTGCACACCAGGAAACCCTCCGGCGTCAGATGACGTTTGGGACCGAGGCTCTCGGAGGTGAAGTAGTCGCGCATCACTTTCTTCCGAGAGTCAGTGTCTTGATCCGGGTGATGGGAACGACGTTGCTCCCGCTCCTCGACGATCCCAGAGCCGACATCCACTGGGTGCCCGCCCAATCGAGCTGCTGGCACGGGATGTGGGACCACAGGGATATCTGGTTGTTGAAGTTCGTCATCACCTGTATCTCCAAGCCATACAAGACACCGTCGACCATCTGGTTCCCGAGCTTCACCGTCGCCATGGTGCCGGTGATGTTGACCCCGCTCATGACGTGAGACATCGGATTGGAATCGATCCCGAGACTCGACCGGGCCACATACAACCACGCCCGCGCGGCGAGAATGAGCTCACTGCTCTTCAGGTCGTTGACGAAGTCGACGGTGAAGTCGTCGACCTCGTCAGGCTGGATGACGTCGAAGTCCTGACCGCAATACATTTATTCTCCCCCGCCCAACATCCTGTCCTCATCCGGGGGCAACTGACCCGAAACGGCCTTGCCATTGACGGCGACCACCACCTCCACCCCGTCGGGAACATTGATGCGCACCACGACCGGCTCGACGATAGGAGTCGGTGCTGCTACTGGCGGGGCCGGAGCCGCCGTGACGGGTCCGATCCACTTGGCGCAGCTTTCGGCGTTGCCGTTGAACTCGTTGGTGTCGCAGTTACCCGATACGCCGGAGACTGAGCCTTTCTCACTGAATTGCCAGAGAGCGTAATTGGGCCAGATCTGGGTAGGCCACTTCGGGGTGCCGCTCGTATAGTGAGCGAGCCAGAGCGGGTAAGGCTCGAGCCAAGAATGCTTCGCGCTTCCAACCTGACCCTTGAGAAGACCACCCGCATAAACGCAGATTTGAGCCGTCGGCTCCAGCTTAGCCAATATTTCCAGACTCTGGCGCAGATCCTCGAGAGTGCAGTTGACATCCTCATAATCTATAGCCCAACGAGATCCCTTGGGCAACTTGGCGTTCCTGACGAAATGCTCCATCTGCTTCTGCACGTTGCCGTGCTTGAGAAAATGGTATGCGCCCCAGTAGAGTCCAGCCGACTTGGCTTGCCCCATGCGCGGGGCATAGGTGGGGTCGACATACCCGGTCCCCTCCGTCGCCTTCTGGATGACCCCGATGACGCCGGACTTCTTGATATCTGGAAAACTCTTGATCGAGTTCCAATGCGAGATATCGATGACATCGATGCGCGGCATATGACCTCTCCTATTGGTGTGTCAGTGTCAGACATTGATCAATCACCTTCATCAGGTGCTCGTCTCGGCGGGCATTGCTGGAATTTACCCCGAAATACAGGAAAGCAAACACGCAGATATTCAAGATAGCGATGACGATCAATCCAGGCTGACTTCTCAGGCTGTCGATGGCTGTGGTCGCCACATGAGCAACCGCACCCGTTACGCTCCTCGATTCATCTTCTGTCATGTGTCCCTCCCTACGGGGGCGGCGAGCGATCCCACCGCCCCCGTGTCTGAGCAACCGAGCGGCGAGGTCATGAGTTCCGCCCGAGGTGGAGTCGCCCAGAAATCATTGACCACAGTCGCATGGATCATCCTTCAAGATCCGAAACACGGTGCGCACCCGCCCATGACAGTTGCAGACGTATCGACCCTGATACAGGTTCGGCAACGGCAGGAAGTTCAACGATTGAACCTGACCCAGTGTGGCGTTCCACCCCGATGCCACCAGGAAGTTCGCCCAGCGGAACACCGCACCGCCGATCTGACCCACTTGCGACACCGCTCCAACCAGCGGCATGAAGAAGGTCGGTCGGCTCAGACCTGACACCCTGACTGCGCTCGAGGCCCACATCGCGGTTATCGCCCCGCCCATGCCTCTCATCGTCGCCATTGCCGTGGACCGGGCAAAGAACTGGACCGGAGACTGCCCCATGCCCCTCATCTTCGCCGCCGTCCACGATGCCGCATATATCACGACGCGTCCAGCTGGCGACAGGTTCATCCAAGCCGCAGTGCGCGCCATGGCCCCCATCAAAGCCGCAGGAACGACCGTCGCTCTGCCCGCCATCCCGACGCCTGACCTGCCGAAGATGGCCGTGACGATGATCTGGGTGCCGATGACCGCCCAACCCTTGACTGCCGTCGCCGATCTCGCCACCACGAGAACCGCACCTGATCCCGCACCCGCCATAGCCGCCCGCATGATCGATCTGGCCATCAGGTTCACTTCATCCTGCCGCGCCAGCCGGATCGCCATGCGCGTCGTCGTGCGGACAGCGATTAGCACAAATCCCTGATAATCGGCGAGGCCGTCGCGGAAGCTATTCTTGATGCGTCCCGTCAAGCTCGTCGTGGCAGCGATGCCAGCCGATATAGACCCCCGCAGCGATCCCCGGGAACCAACGAAGGCATCCATCCGGAACAGGACTCGCGCCCGCTGCATCACAGGCGTGGTCGCCGCCATCGACGCCCTGACCACAGGAGCAGCGGCGGCGGTGATCCTCCCGGCACCCGATGCCACCAGATCGACGAACCCTCCAGTCCCTGTCCCCTCGGAGAGGCTGGCGATCCTCGTTCTCAGCCGAGCCGTCATATACTGATAAAGCTCGACCCACGTTTGCGCGGCGCTGGCCGCTCTCGACCGGCTGCCCAGGTAGCTCCACGGATGCATCGCGGCCGAGATCAGCGATTGCGCCTTGCCCCGCCCGATCATCTGCTGGTAGAAGGTCGTGGTGTCCATCGATCGGCCCATGTCAGCGGTGCGCCCGGCAAGAACCATCGCGCCCTGCCCGGAGGACGTGGAGAACGAGGACGTTGGTGCCATGCTAGGCATTCGTAGGACTCGGACCTAGGGTGGCTCTCTTCTGATGGAACTCGACGACCTCGGGATCGTCCTCGTCAAGTTCCTCCTCGGCGGAAGGGACGAGATGGGGTTGCGGGTTGGCGAACACCCCCGTGATCTCTCCCAGATCATCGCGGCAGACATAAACCTTCTCAGTCATCGTTGTCCCCTCCGGTCCACCCACCCATAGGTGGCGATGTAGATATTGACGTTGCTCGAGGTGTCGCCGTTCGCCCTGATCTGGGCCGAGGTGTTGGTGAGCACCCGGTTGTGGACCACCGGTCCATATATATTGGCGCCTCCAAAGTTGCTGGTATTACCCGGGATGACCCCAGTCACAGCGCCGGGCATATCGCCGGGCTCAATCAGAATGTTGGTATTTGTTGTCGTCGAATAAGAAAACGAGCGGAATAGCGCCTCGACCCGCAGTCCCGGGGGCACTGATAAGGTGTAGAGGACATGCGAAGCTGTGGACAAGGTCGTATTGACATCGGCCACGGTGGTGGTCCAGATGAATGTGTCGCCGTCCTGGAGGAACCCTATGATCTGCGACGACGCATTCGTCTTAAATGATCCGATGCGCCGCTTGGTGGCGTAGTTGGCAGGCAGAGCCGGAGCCGTCGCCGACAACGAGAACAAGATGTCGGCGGGGTAACGGTTGAAGTTCGCGACGCTGGGGCCGATCAGAAAAACATGATACCAGGTATTCGCCGCGACCGCCCCGGTGTCCAGGCCATTCGCCCCGGAACCTGCCACCCAGGTTCCCGATATCGACTTGGTGAAAGCACTCTGGAGCGACAGGATCAAGCCGTTGCCGAGATCGGCCGCAGCAGCCCCAGCGGCTATGTCGAGCACGGTGTTCGGACTGGTAGCATCGTTGGAGAGCCCGAGACCACCCAGAAAGCCAACGAAGTTATAGGTCAGGCTGGCCCAAGAGGCATCGACGGCATTGTAGACGACGGCGTTGCCGGACAACGATGCCAGAGTGCCCCACCCCGCTGAGCTGATGTATGCACCTCGATTTAGGGTCGGACCCGCCGCCGCATAAGTGCCGTTGCCGACTTCCCAGACACCCCCGGCATCCTCAATCACATAGTTGAAGACATCGCCGTCATTGCAACCGGCCCCGGCAGGCGTCAGGAAACCTTGCGCCGCCGCCCCGACGGACAACGGCGAGGTCGTCCCGACCGTCGGGGTCAGAAACTTAACCCTAGTGAGTGATCGAAAGGCCATGGGGTTACGCGGCCGTCAGGATCATCGCCCCGGCAATGAACGAGGCTGTGACCCCGGTGGGCACCTGCTGCTGGATGATCTTCCGCATCGATCCCGAGCCCGTGCCCGACGTGTTAACGGCAGTGCCCCCGTTGGTGACCGTGTAGGTGTCGGCGGTGACCGGCGCCGTGACTACGAGCACTCCGGTGAAGTTCGACTGCGAGAAGGTCGGCGAGACGCCGCCGAACTCGATGGACCACACCACAGGATCGCCAGCGGAGAAGTTGTGGTTGTGCGATGTGATCACGGCGGGAGACGCGGCACTGACGGTGCTCGGCTGCCAGACGAAGTTGCCGAGATAATCCCAGTCGAGAAGGTTGCCAGCAGCGGCGGCGTCATACAGGCCGAACCCGAGCACGGTGCCCCAGGTCGCCGTCGCGGTGGGGAAGTTGATTTGGCCGGAGTTCGAGATTTGGCTGGGGGCCGATCCCGATGGAGAACCGAACGCGGTGAAGCGAATGCTGTCGCCGGTGCCGACCCCAGGAGCCGCCGCGTTGTTGCTCATGGTGACGGTCGATCCGGTCACCGACAGGACCGACGTTCCTGCCGGGATGGCCGCCCCCGATGTGAGATCGAAGACGCGCATGCCGGGCACGACCCATGCAGGCACCGCCGCCGCGAAGTTGAGGACGGCGTTGCCGACGGCGGTCGGAGCCGATGTGGTGAGATTGCCCGCCACCTGCGCCCGCGCATACCCGGTGCCTGCGGTCGCCACCTCGGCGAAGCCGGCACCGCTGTCGTTGCCCACGCCCGTGAACAACGCCATCCAGACACTTGGCAGGGGCGGCATGGCCACCGATCCTGTCAACCAGTTGAGTTGGGCGTCGGCGGAATAGTCGGTTAAGCCAGACATACGTTCCTCCTATAATTTCCCTCGTCTGCGGAGCAATTCGGCAAGACGTTCTTCAAGGTCCTCGATCTCCATGTTCTCCAACGCCACCACTCGCTGCTCCAACTCTTCAACCTTGAGAGCAAGCTCATGCAAGGGCTTAACCACGACACCGACAGCATCATCCACCATTTCCTTGTAGTCTTTCTTCTGATCCCCCAAAGTCGCAATCGCCTGCTGCAATCGGGCGACGACGATGGAGACCAGCCCCGTCACCGAATATCCCTTCATGCCCTCCCCGTCCTCGCTGACGATATCGGACGGCATCTCGTCGGCGACGAACCCAACCTCATCCCTGTATGCCGAAGGCGGCCACGTCATCCCTTTGGGTGGAACACCCTTGCGTCGGAACCGCACCGGCCGCAGCATGTCGAAGTCAGCAACCACCTCGTCATTCGTAAGGCCAGAGATATTCTCCTTGGTCGCCGCATCCGATCGGGTCACATATTCATCAGCGCTGACATCTCCGGCGGCATAGAACAACGGGCGATCCCCCGGACGACCTTGTCCAAAGGTGTAGGTCGTCCATCCATGCCGCAACCCGTAACCACCAGATTGAACGTGGCACTGCATGTTGCATTCAGGACTCAGGAAGTATCCTGTCTGGGTGGCGGCCAGAAACCCGAACCATTGCCCATCGAAACGATCGAAGCCGATGTATGGAGCCGACCCGTTGGCGCCGTCCGGCTTTCGAGATCTGATCTGCCCGTTGAAGGTGACTAACGATCCTGTCATGGTATCGCCAGCCTTGCGGACATATCGGGCGTCACCGTTGACGGTGTCTATGATGTCCCGGCTGTTACTGCCGTCGTTGCTCTCGATGAACGGCTGCTCGTTGCTTGATGACTGACGAATGCCGACACCACTTCCAACCCGCTTGTAGAAACGGCCATCTCCGAAGGTCCTCACGCCGCAACCATCAGTGTCAGCTGTGAGAAAACGACCCGGCCCGCTGGCGACGATATCTCCATCCGTCACCAGATGACCGCCCCATCGCGTGTCGAAATCGACGTTGCTGTCCTTGACCAACGGATGACCTACGGTGCCGCCGGTGTAATAGCCCCCCAGAGGAATGCCCGACGCCTGCACGATTGAGTCAATCGGAGCCACAGTGCCCAGAGCAGCATTACCACGCGCCCCCGTGTTGGTCAAAGTCATCCTCTGCGGATCAGTCGATAAGACCTTCAGATAGCCCAAGCTCTCAACATAGACGGTAACGCCAACGGCGAAGCCGTCGGAGTCACTTACGCTGGCCTCTTGCGAGGAACCGATCGGCGGCATGGTAAACGGTAGCCTCAAGACCGTCCAGCCTGCCGTGCCGGGCACGCCTTGCGGTCCCGCCGGGGTGACCTGGTTGCCAGCCGGCACTATGCTGCCCGGTGGCATATTGACGGCATATCCGAGATTGCGCAAGTCGATCTGCATCAGAGCCAGGTTTCGGGTCACCACCGACAGATATCCCAGCGCCTCGACATGCACCACCATCCCCGCAGCGAACGGGCGAACGTCCCTCACCTCAGCGGTGCCCAGTCCACCGACAGGCGGCATGACGAATGAGAACGTCAGCACCGACATGGCATTGACGCCGGGATTGCCGGGAGAGCCGATGGCACCGACCACGAAGCCCATCAGCGTGGTCCCGCATCCTGGATTAGCACGTGACCGCCTCCAGTATTCAGACGTGTGGGCTGTGAGAAATTGGCCCATCGGCGTCTGACCGACAAGCTGATAGTCGGATTGTTGCCGGACACAGGGGCATACAACGCGAGATTAGATTTCGAATACAGCTCAGCCCAATTGCGCCTATGATAACTCAGAGTGTTATTAGATGTATTGGTGACTGACCACTCGATGACCAGTTCCGTGTTGGCACCAGTACCCGATGCATAGTAAATCTCGTAATTCACGAGGATCACCACCCAGGAATTGCCGCCACGCGGGATGGAAAAACTCACGGAGAACAAGTTGGTCCAGACATTAAGATCAATCCAAGGATCACCGAGATCAACATTCAAGGAGTTAGCTCGGCCCCCTCCTCCCTCCGACTTCAAAGCATAGCGGGCGTCGCCGTTAATCGTGTCAATGATATCGCGGATATTCGTGCCGTCGAGATTAGCAATCTGAGGCTGTCCCCGTGGGCTACAGATGCGAAACGGCTTGTCGGTCCAATCGTAGATACGTGACCCACCAGTGAAGGTAATTCCTCTGTTGGTTCCAGTAATAAAAACATCCTCGGTGAAGGTCTTGACGCCACCGACAGCCTGGTTCGTGCCAGTATCGACGATCTCGCGACGGTTCGACCCGTCGTTGTTCTCGATAAAGGGTTGCTGGTTGCCCGATGGCTGGCGAATGCCCACACCCGTGCCTATCCGCTTATAGAAGCGCCCGCCCGCGTTGGTGATGAGGCCGTGCCCGTCGATGCCCGTCTGGAAATCACCGTCGTTGATGCTGACGTTGCCTCCCCCCGCCACGTGCACCGCATCCTGCCCCGAGTTGACATTGACGATGCGCAAGGCGGGAGAAGGGGCGCCGCCCGATTGCTTGGACAGGGTCAGGCACAGATCGGCCGTCGAGATGGTCAACGCTCCCGTCATGGTGTCGCCGGAGCGCAGCACCATGCGCTCCAGGGCCGTCTGCACGTTGGAGGCCCCATCAATGGGCGGCAACACGCCGACGTTCGAGGCCAGGAGATTGGACTGTCCCACTTGCAGGACGAACCAGACCACACCGTCCGATATGATCCAGTCGCCGATATCCATGCGGACGAAGACACCAGGAGCGGTCGGCACGTTGTTGCCGGGAAAATCGCAGATCAGGTAGGCGCCGGAGCCGGCCACGTTGGGAGGCACCAGGGGACCGTCGGGATGACCAGACGTTGGCGAATAGCGGCAGTTGCCGGTGTCAGCGTTGATCACCCCGATCAGATGCGCCGTGGTCGATGCCAGGCGATCCACGTATTGCTTGGTGACCAACTGCTGCGGATCGATCAGCGCTACGCTGATGTCATACAGCAATGCACCCAGGGCGGTGTCGCCGATGCGCTCCAGCTTGCCAGCAACCTGCTGCGGCAGGATAGGGTCCCACAAGGCGTCGAAATCGGCAGCCGATGCCTTGGTCAGCACATCGCCGATGTTGCCGCCGACCGGCAGATCGCTGGTGCCAGGGGGCCGTCCGCCTAAGCTCGTGCCCGAGATAAATCCCATCACCCACCTACCACGAGAATCACCTCTGCCTCAGCATCGGCCATCAGCTCCAAGGCCCGCAACGATCCATATGTGTCGCTCGACCAGTTATATCCCATGTTGGGTGCCAGCTTGAGCGAGTTCTCGTCATCCACACCCACCCGCACATCGTCGCGCCAGTTGCACCAGACATTGCCCGGCCCATAGTTGAATATCGAGAAATGCCCGTGCGTGACGATGTTGACGATCAACTCATCGTTGGCGTCTATCTTCCAGGTGTTGTGCGTCAACGCCTGAACGAAGCGAACCGCTCTTTGAGGCTTGGCCACGTCCAACATCCGTGTCATTTAACCCCGAACGAGCAAGGAACTGGCCCGCCCCCGGTTGCCCCAGCAGCCGTCGTCGTCACCGCCACGTATAGACCATTGTTGAACCTGAGCCCATCGGCCAGCGGCGGGATCAAAGGCTGATTGCCGATCCACTGAAAGCTCGCCACCGGAGGTGTCGTCCCAGGAACGGGTGCATTTTTCAAATCCCAGATTTGTAGGTAATCCGACCCAGGATCGTCATCGCAATATGCCCACGCCAAAGTCCCGTGCCCCACCTTGACCTGGATCGGAGTTCCTCCGACGGATGCATAGAATTTGGGATACCCCTGAGCAAGCGCCGATGAGGCAATCATCAAGATGACTATGACCAACGATTTCTTCATCGATATTCTCCCACGACAGGTTCAGGAATGCACCGGCACCCGTCCGCGTCTCCTGGGTGACCCCGAAGACCTTTATCATCCACCACCGGAGGATCGCCCCACCGGAAGAACTTCCCCTCGAGCGCCCTGTGGCGCACCCGCACCCGCGCATCCTTAGCGGTCCGCCAGATATATCCCTCGGACCCCAGGTACTGCGCCCGGAGCCTCAGAACCGCCGTGGCCACGCGGGCGACCTGGTTGCGGCTCATCATATCGGCCTTGGTGGCCACCCAATGGCTGACGGATCGCACATCGACACCCTCAGCGATCCTCGACGCCGCCTGGGCCGGGATCGACACGATGGCCGCCACCTGCTCAGTCATCATCTCCCGTTCGACATCCCCCGTAAAGACGTTGCG